GAACTACTGTCTATAGTGAGGTTTTCAGCCATTACTTGTGTTTACGACGTTGTTCTTCTATTTGCTCTCTTTCCTTCTGTAGGTGAGATGCTAATAAGTTCACATAGACTTCCCTTTCCCAAGGAATCATATTCATAATATCGCTCAAGCTATATTTATGATGTTGAACGAGAGAAAAATTAGTTTGATAGAAGGTCATCAAGCCCTCGTCAAAGAGGGCTATCCGAAAAAACTAACTAGACCTTCTATCGTTATTTCATTTTCAACTTTGGTTTTGGGGTTTCTCACCTTTAAAACATGCTTAAGTGAAGGCATAGTATTAAAGAACTCCTGTATCAAATCAAATTGTGCTGCAGTTAACTTTTCTATCCATGCTCTTGCTTCTTTAAATGTGAACGTTCCAGAATCTTCTTCGCCAACATATACTCTTTTTACACATTGAGCAACTAAATCGTATGGATCAACATCACCCTTAGAAAAATTTATAGAAGCAAAGTATTGTAAGTTAGGATATCTCATCTCTAAAGTTATATCATTCCCTAATTTTATGATATTACTATGATTATCTGGAAACGTTACCTTTACTTCATTTGCTAAGAATGAAACATCAACCTGTGTCTCTCCATCATCAGGACAAGTAATTTTTAATTTAAGTTCTTCACTAATTGATCTTGCACGGATTTGTAGGAAGAGATACTCAATATCAAATAAAGCAAGATCATCTAACTTGATCCTACTGTTGATACAGTTCTTTAAAATATTTTTGATGGCATCTAGGATTTGAACTTCGTCCTGTGATTCCATTGCAATAATTAATATCTTCTGCTCTTTAACAAGGAAGGGACGATATTTAATTTTCTTTTTTGTAGAAGGCACCACCAACTCGTACGTTGGTGTAACAATATCAGGTAATGGCATAATTAGGGTTTAAATACAAAGTGTTGGTACTCATAGAAGAATGCAACGCTACATTTTACAGCTTCGGATTGACCTGCTGAGTAAGGAACAGTGTTAAAAGAATATGGATATGCTTTTCCAAGTCTTACCTTGAATGCTTTTTGATATTCTGATGGTCGCTTAGATGTTGGTTCAGCACCATTAAGACCAGGTTCTGATTTCTTCTCTACACCAAATTTTTCAAGTTTAGTTATAGTAAGGTCGCAGGTATAATCATTATAATATCTCTGAGCATATGCTAAGTGTTCTTGTTTATCAGCATATGTGTCAGGATTATATAAACCAGGATTATTTGGTATCTTTGAGGGTTGATAACCTATAATCATATCTTGCCACAATTTGAAGAATGATATAGGTGAGGAACCAAGATCACATATAAAGGTTACATCAAGTTCATTATACATTCTAGCAGTTGCCATCTTTTGAGTCAACCCTTTCTTGGGCATCTTCACATCCATGGTGTTGAAACTAGTGCCAGGAATTTGTATATCTTGGCATAGTAAGTTCATTCTATACATGCCCGCATCCATTTGACTTCCAGTATTGCCATACCAAGGGTAAGCTTTACCATTGTCTGCCCAGAAATCTCGCATGACTCCTGTAGGTTGTATCTCGAACTCAAATAGATTGGAAGCAGATATACCTTTCCCTACTATTTGCTGTATATACGTATCGACTGATATTTTAGGTGATCCCATAAATACTCATTATGAGTGATATATTTATTTAGTATGGCATATAAGGGAAAATACCGAGTAAGGAACTATCGCAAGTATAAAGGTGACCCCACGGGAGTAATATACCGTTCTTTGTGGGAAAAAAAGTTTATGGACTACTGTGATTCTAATAGAAAGGTTATTGAATGGTCAAGTGAAGAGCATATTATTCCATATAAAGACCCCGTACAAAAGAAATGGAGGAGATATTTCCCCGATTTCTACATGAAAGTAAAAGAAGCAAACGGAAAAGTAAAAACATACTTAGTTGAGGTTAAACCTAAAAAACAGGTCGAAGGTCCTAAACCTCAAAAACGACATACCAAGAGATATATCTCAGAGGTTATGACGTTTGCAACCAACCAAGCAAAATGGGAAGCAGCACAGGAGTATTGCAATGACAGACTCTGGGAGTTCAAAATCATCACAGAGCGAGAGCTCAAAGTTTGATGAATGGATGAAAGGTTTAAAGGGTAAGAGTATAAGTAAACCTACATTAAGAAATACCGTCATGGAAATGTTACTTGACGATGCAACTGATCAACCAGAAGTTGATAAATGGTACTACTTTGAATATGATCCCAAATTTAAGGATCAATTAGGGGAATGGGATGAATTTCCACTTATAAAACTACTTGAAAAAAAGAACGATATATACCTTGGAGCAAATCTACACTATATTAGCGGTAAAGCTCGATTATCTGCTATAAATACTGATAAGTATCCTAAATCCACTCTACATTACTATATCCCAAAGAATGCCGATAGTATTTTCTTTGAGGTTGCGGAACAAGATATACAATTGCTAAGTCAACTACCGCTTGATAAATTTCATCGCAAATATAAATGACAACCACTAAGCAAACAGAAATAGGTACCATTGAAAGTGGTGTAAATTATTCCTATCCAATGGGAATTGCTTCAGTCCCCTTTGCTTCTTTTTTAAAGATACTGAAGTATAGCTATGACGAAGGAATGTCAACGGTTGCTAGAGATCAAAATGATGCTTTAGGATCTTTACAAGGTAGTGGGTTGTTAAAAAGTGTAACTGATGGATTGGCAGATGGAGCACAGTGGACTTTCGGTGATAAAACTGGTGGTGGCGAACTTTTGGCAATGACAGAAGAGAAAGCGATTGCCAAGATCAAAAGCAAGACAAAAGAAAAATATAAACCAAAAGGTTCTGCTGCAAGAAAGTGGGAAGATACTAGAACTAACGAAGATTTACTGAATGAGGAGTTTGAGGTAGATAATGGGTGGGGAACGGAACCTACTAAAACTACACTGAAGGACTTATTACAACAGAAAACAGATGCTGAAAACTTTAATGAGCAAGGTTATAAGAAAAAATATTGCAATCTAGCAATGCCAAATGAGTTCCAATATAACTATGGTGCAAACTGGAGCAATACATTTAAATTAGGTACTATGGCGTTAGCTGCCGATGATCCTGCAAGAGCTGCTATGGTATTAGGAGCTGGTGGTCTACTTGGTGGAGGAACAGCAGGATTGAAATCTATGGTTGGTAAAAATTTAGGTGCTTCTGAAGGTGGTGCTGCAATATTTGCTCAAGGTGCAAAAGACGGTGTAGCAAAAGCAAGTAACTTATTTGGAGTGAACAGTAATATATTAGATCCAACTAATATTGTTGGTATGGCAGGTTTAGCACCAAATGAGAATGCTATTCAATTCTTCAAAAAGATGGAGTTTAGACAATTTCAACTTAATTTTGAATTTGCAGCAAGAAGTGACAAAGAATCCCAAGAGATACAAGAGATTATAACTTGGTTCAAGATGGGTATGCATCCTGTATCAAAACAACCTACTGGTGGTGGTTCTGGTGTATTATTAGGTTTCCCAGATGTTTGGAGACTTGAACCTAGGTTTACGCCTGGTAATGCAGTTAATGGAGGATATACTGCGGGCATAGACAAACCACATCCAATGATGCCACAGACAAAATTATGTGCATTGACTCAAATGAATGTAAATACTACACCAATGGGACAATTTTCAACAGTTTTTGATGGTAGTATACCTTTAGTTACTATAACTCTCACATTCAATGAATTAACTGCACTAACCAGAGCAGATTTCATGACAAACAAGTACTTATAATCATGTCTTTATTTAAAGCGTTACCAGATCTTTACTACAACGTACAAACATCTCCTGTAGATGTTAAACTTTTAGCAGCTAAAAATATATGGAGACGATCTGAAATAGTAGCAGAATTTAAAAACTCTGTTACTATTTTTGATGAGATGATAGTAAACAATGGAGAGAAACCAGAACTCATAGCTAATAGAATATATCAGAATCCTTTCCTATCATGGACAATCTTTGTTGCAAACGATATTGTTAATTTTTATGAGCAGTGGCCACGATCATCAAGACAATTATCAGAATACGTAGCAGCTAAGTATGATAATCCACAAGCTACCAAACATTATGTAACCACAGAAGTTAAACAAGGCACAAATATTATTGTACCTGCAGGTAAAGTTGTACCTCAAAATTATTCTATAAGTTATTTTAATGGAACTACTACTGTTACTGCAAACCCAAC